TACAGTATTTATATAGACGGAGCATTAGTTCCTGTAGCTTTTATCAATACTGAACACGATTACACTTCAAATTCACATGGTGGTCCTTATAGTGCAGCCACATACATAAGTGGAGCAGCTTCACATAGTAACGGTAAGTTCGCAGATACAGAGTACATCGCTAAAGATTTAGAAACTTGTTTAAACACTAGGTTTCCTTCAGGTACTGTTAATGTGATGGATACAGTTTCAATTAGCTCTCCTAACGGAGGGTTGGGTTATCTTAAACCTGTTAATCCTTATATAACTGGTTACAAAGTAGAAGTAACTATCAATCAAACAGCAGGGTTATCAGGACCAGCAGAGACCGCAAAAGGAGAAGCTATTATAGATTCCAACGGTACGATAACTGGAGTTAATTTGACACACATAGGAGCTAATTTCGCATCGGCAGGTGTTATAGCGTCCGCTAATTTACAAATTACTATTACAGAGTTAATACAGAGCGTATACTTTGGAACGAGATGGTTTGATGTAAATGTTTTCGATAGTTATATATCAAGGGTAACACTAGCTGCTAATACAGCTAATTGGGTATTTACGACAATTGCTAGTACTCCTTTTTCTATTGATCGTAAAGGAAGTGTCATCAAAGTAACGAACGCTTTAGACAAGGATTTTCAAATAAGAGTTACTGATGGACTAGCAGATCAAGGACTAGGTGTTATCTATAAAGAAGCCTCCAGTATTACAGACCTACCAGCTAATTGTTATAATGGTTTTAGAATCAAGATCATAGGCGATGCAGAGTTAGATCAAGATGATTACTATGTTAAGTTTAAGACTAAAGACAACGAAGACTTCGGGGAAGGTAGTTGGATAGAAACAGCAGGGTGGACGCAAGACGGTTCTGCTACTGGCGATAGTCAATATATTGATAATGCTTTAGACCAAGACACAATGCCTGTCCAACTATTTCCTGACCAAACAACAGGTAAGATAACAAGCTTTACTTTAAAAGTTGTGGATTGGGCAGGTAGAGATTCAGGAGATGACAACAGTAACCCTCTTCCTTCCTTTAAAGGTACTAAGATCAATGACATCTTCTTCTTTAAGAACAGACTAGGATTTCTTACTGATGACTCAGTAGTGTTCTCAGAAGCAGATGAATACTTTAATTTCTTCAGGACCACAACACAATCGTTACTTGACTCTGCTCCTATAGATGTAGGAATATCACACACTAAGATAAGCTTACTTAAATACGCACAAGCGTTCCAAGAGAAGCTAATGTTATTCTCTGCGAAGACACAGTTTGTATTAAGAGGTGCAGACTTGTTAACACCTAAGACAGTTACGATCTCTCCAGTTACTGAGTACGATGTATCAGAAAGCATTAGACCGTTAGCATTGAGTAGTCATATATACTTTAACTTTAAAAGGAATAGCTTTGAAGGATTGTTAGAGTACACTGTTGATAACAACACAGAGACCTACGGAGCAGCTGAGATAACAGAACAAGTTAATAAGTACATCCCTTCTAACATCGTAAGGATGGAAGGTAGTTCATCAGAGAACATGATTATCATACAATCCGATAGCGACTATAAGAAGTTGTTTGTATATAAGTACTTTTGGCAAGGCAGAGAGAAGATACAGAGTTCCTGGATGTCCTTTACTTTTGCTAGAGAAGTCAGAGCTTTTAAGTTTATTGAATCTACTTTGCATATCATTACCACAGACAGTGACGGTACTTACTTAGAGAAGATACCAATGGAGAATGGATTAGCAGAAACAGGTAGAGACTATGCTTTATTGTTAGACGGTAGAATACAAAGCAGCAGTACTAATTATATACAAAGTATAAACTATACTAAGCTGAGTAGTACGACACCTCAAAGCTTTGACGGTGCTAATTATACTGATGTTACTCACATGAGGTTTAGGAATAGCTTCCTGTTTAAAGAAGGCATGGCTATTTACTCTAAGAACGGAACAAAGAAAACAGTAACACGTCACTCTGTTAATGACCTAGAAATTCTAATTGATGGTAAGTTAGCTAATTATGTTACCTATAGCGGTTCACTTTATAAGTGTGTTGAAGGACATACCTCCTCCGCATCGATACTCCCTACAGATACTAACTATTGGCAACCTACTGTAGAAGTGGATTCAGCACCTGTATGGAGCGAGGAAGGTTACGAGTATTTAAGTGTGTATGATTACTTCATTGGATACGAGTACGATATGTTATACAGGTTCTCTAAGCAGAACTTAAAGCAACCTACAGAGAGAGGTGGACGATCTGCTTCTGATTATACTTATCAAACAATTCGTAACGGTAGTATTGAATACTCAGAGACAGGACACTTTAATGTGGAAGTCACACCTAAGTTCAGAGATACATACACTTACACCTACAACCCAAGTTTGTTAGCCTCTGTCAGTACCCTTAATAAATTCACACCTGAGACTGGATTCTTTAAGTTTGCTGTTCAAGCTCAACCTAATGATGCCACTATCGAAATTAAATCTTCTAGTGCTTTACCAGTGAAGTTACTATCTGCTGAGTTTGAATCAACAATCATATCAAGGAGTAGACGCTATGGAGGTTAAGATAGAGAAAGCACAAGCACTTGAAGACGCTCCTTTGTTATATGATGACTTACGAGAAGAGGACATGATGGAATGTATCGGTCTAATGCACCACCCTAGAGATGCTGTGTACGGATCTTTTGAATCAAGTAGTAAATGCTATAGCGTCAAGACAGATCAAGACGGATTGTTAGCTTGCTTCGGAGTGAGTCCTAGAGGGAACATCGGAGTTTGTTGGTTGCTAGGTACGAGAAACTTTTATAAGATAAAGAAGAAGTTTGTTAAGGAATCACAGATGTGGATAGATGACTTGATGGGAGACTTCGACTACTTAACAAACTATATCATGGAAGCTAACACACTAAGTATGAGATGGTTAAAATGGTTGGGTGCTAGTTTTGAGGATTGCAATATCCCTGGTTATAAGTCATTTAAGATAGAGAGGAAATAATATGTGTGACCCAATATCAGCAACTATAGGAACAGCTATTGTAGGACAGTCAGCAGCAGCTGGTATGTCAGCGGTTGCTTTAGGAACTATCGGAGCATCTACCGTAGCAGGTATAGCTTCACCTTTAATGAGTTATGCTGGGCAAAGACAGCAAGCTAAAGCACAAGCAGCGTATCAAGCACAGTCTATAGCAGCAGCTCAAAAGAAAGAAGGTTTTCAACGCACATCTCAGCTATTAGAATCTCAGCAGAAGAAAATGGCTTTAGCTCAGGAGACTAGTAAAATAACTAAAGCAGCTCAAGAAAAACTTGCTAGTGCTACTGTATCCGCAGGTGAAGCAGGTGTGTCAGGTCTTTCAGTGCAAGCTTTAATGGATGACTATGTTAGACAACAAGCAGGGTTACAAGCAGCTGTTACTACTCAAGAAAAACTTTACGGTCTACAGACTGGCATGAGCCTACAACAAATCGGATTAGCTTCTCAACAAGAGATATTAGGACTTAGTCAACCTATAAATAGACCTAGTTTATTATTGTCAGGATTACAAGCTGTTAGCGGTGGACTTAGTGGATACGCAGCAGGTCAAAGTATTAGCAGTAGGATGGGATCACCGTCTACTATAGATATAGGAGGAGGACAGGTTTCTAGGTATATGCCCAAGACAGATCAATATAGCATTCCTACACCAGGTTATTAATTATGGCAGAACGAGTACAAGTACAAGGGTTAGGTGAAGCACCTACAGTTCAACCTGTTGACCTTCCTGGATATCAATACGGAATAGTACAACCTAAAGCTGGTAGGAATAAAGCTATGGACCTTGCTGATAGTTTGGCTCAGTTTGGCTTAATAACTAAGCAGTACGGTCAGCTACAAGTACAGCAAGAAAGAATAGGTGCGGAACAAGCTGAAGTTATAGAAGAACAGAATGTTATTGCTGAGTTAAAGAAGACCAAAGATATCGGAGGTTTTCACCCCTTAGCTAGGTACAACAGGGACAGGGCTTATAGAGACGCGTTGTTAAAAAGACACATCACTAATAAGATGCTACCCAGTCTTCAAACTAAAGCACAAGGTTTGGTTGACTTAGAAAAGTACAGAAACATAGGTGAATTCACCTCAGCAGTAGATAAGACCTTAAACACTGAGTGGGAAAATTTAATTGGAGATGTAGGGGAAGAGATAGCAAATACAACAGCATCTAGAGCGTTGTGGAATGCGGTTACTCCTAAATATAAAAATGATTTAATCGTTCAATATGAATCGGCAAAAGATAAATTTGTTCTAGAAGAGAAATTAAATGAAGGTCAAGTTGTTCTTGATACCTTTTATAGTAGTGGAGAACCTGTAAGTTCCTCTCAAATAGAAAGTTTTGTTAACAGCTTTGATGCACAACTAGAAGAATCTAATCCTATTTTAACTAAAGCAGATAGAAGCAAAGCGTTAGTAGGCATGATAGTTACTAGAGCAAAGACCCTACAAGCTCAACGGAGGTTTACAGACGCTAGTAGATTGGTCCAAGGAGTGGATACTGTAAGAGTAAATGGTAATAAAATATTCGGAACGGAGGCAGCATTAACCGCTCTTAATCCAATCCGTAAAGAGATAAATAATAAAATAGCTTCTTTAAGTTCAGAGAGTAAAACAGTTTCGGATAAGGAATGGAGCGGACTTTGGGGAGGAGCTTTAAAACGTTTACCTGGAAGTATGACTTATGATCGTTTTATAAATAATCCTTTATCTGTAAGAACTGTTAAGGATGCTTTGTTATTTATGAACCCTACCCTAGAAGACGGAGAGGAAGAGGGGCAGCTTGATTATATAATAAAGAATGAAATATTTAAGAAAGATGTAGCACCTGCATTAGCTTTAAATGACGCTTTACTTACGCAAGCTTACAATGACCCAGACCGTTCATTACCTTTATACCGTAGAACTCTTAAATCAGTAGGTACATTTTTAGCTGAAACTAAAGGGTCACTAGAGCGTGAGGTAAACTTATATTCTCCTACAGTACGTGAAAACCTTGTAGAGGAGTTTTTAGGTTTACATGAAACAGAAAGTGCTGGAGGTAAAAAGTATGACTTTGATGATTTTCTAGGAGATAAAGGGATAGATGCAACACCTTGGTCTAACGCTCGACAAGCAAGTAAAGAAGCTAATGCAGGGTTGTTTGCTACTGAGTTGACTGAGTTTAAAACTATATCGACTAAAGCTAAAACAGATATAACAGGTATAGCTCAGTCTATTGCAGGTGATAAGAAAATAGATGAAGTCCTTCCTCCTAATTTTGACGAGTCACACGCTCTGACTTCAGTGCCTATAATCAAAAAGAAAATAATAGACTACGCTAAGGAAGTAGAACTTGACGAGAACATACCAGCTGTAGAGAAGCAGGGCATGGTTGTAAAAGAATTAAGAAGGTTACAAGACGAAGATAAAGCTATATTTAGAGCAGTGGCAGAGATTGCTAAGGAACGTGTTAAAGAGTTTGAACGCCCTGAAGAAATAGAATTAAAGGAAGAAAGACAAGCAGTAGATGTAGAAAAAGCGAGACGTAAAGGAGGAGCTGGTTTCCCCTTAGCATTTTTTAGGGATGAACCTACTAAGTATAAATCTTTAATCCAAGATAAACCTACACCCTCTTTAATTAATAAAGATAGACAGTTAATTAAGGCATCTATAGATAACGAAAGTACTTCAGCTGTCGAAAAAGAAAAACTAACAAAATTATTAACAGCAAGTGTGTACGATCATGGTTTCTCTAGTTACTCACCTGAGTCCGCTGCTATATTAAAACAAACAGATTTCGATTTTGGTGATGTTATTTTATTCGGAAATGAGGATGAACTAAACGAAGTGACACTGGATGAATGGTTAGTTGTTATTGATAAAGTAGAACAACGACAGGAATTAACGAAGGAAGACGAGACAAAATTAAAAGAGTTAGGTGATTTTAGAGTTTATGACAGTAAATCTTTCGATGATTTTAGACGAGCACAGTTAACTTTAATGAGAGATAGAGACTCTAGATAATGTCCGATACACTAGAAGCGAGAAAGCAAGCTATATTAGCTAAAGAAGAAGAATACTTTAATCAGCTAGAGATTGAGAAGCAAGAAGCTAGTGGGACAGTAGAGAGTTCTTTCGTTCCTACACCTGAGTTAGAAGAAGCTAAAATAGCTTTTGAGACTACAGAAGAGAGTACTACAGAAGAGATAGGCAAGCGGTTGAATTGGATGATGGACCACAAGGAAGCTCTTGCATATAAGACAGGGACTGAGGTTGTCGGTGGTATGGGCTTACAGTATTTTTTAGCTAAGAATGCACCTAAAATAAAAACAGCATTACAAGCGACTCGTGCTTATTCTATGCTAGGATTTGCAGGACCTCAAGCTGCTGAACCTACTACAACTGCTGCAGGTGTCACTGGTTTTGTTGCTTCTGAAGTTGCATTGAGAATGTTACCTTGGGCTGCTGCTAATTTAGCAGGACAGAAAGTAGGCATGGAATTAGGAATACAAGATGAATATTCTTATTGGGAAACAGCAGGTGCTGCTATATTTTCTTTAGCTAAAGTAGAACAACTCGCAGATAAAACTTTAAGACTAGGAGTTTCAGGAGCGTGGGCGGGAAAGAACATGGCTGTTAATGGTGTTAAAACTTTTGTCAGCGGTGCTATCTTAGGTTCAACGGAACAGTTATTCGTTCAAGAAATGGAAGCTAGGTTTAACGGTAAAGAAAGAGACAAGTATGCTTACCTTTTCGGAGCTGCTTTCGGAGGTGCTTTTAAAACTGGTGTTGAAGGTTTAGGTGGGTTAGCTCGATCCAAGTGGGGGAGGCAGGAATTAATAGATATAAACGAAGGAGTTAAAGAAAGAGTCAAAGAGTCTAAGGTTGAGTTGCAAAATCAGATTGAAGATATAAGGAAACCTGTAGAAAAAGAAATTAGCTCTGGTATTAATTGGGAAGCAAGTACTGCTCCTTTGCAAAAGAAGATAGACGAATTAGAAAAGCAGATACGAGATAAAGACTTGCAGCTACAGATGTTAGAAGACTCAACAGAACAACTTAAAGCATCTAACAAGGCTGAAGATATAATTGAAGAAGAAGGATCGGAGATTACTCCTATCGAAGAACATATCGAAGCTGCTCAAAAAACAACTAAGGAAGCACTCGATGAGTTTAAAGCTGAAGAACCTAGTAAGTTTACAGAAGAAGATTTAGAAGTACCGAAGGAAAGACAAGGAGAGGCAGTCATTGAAGAACCTACTCCTGTTGAAAAAGCACCTGAAGTTGTAGAAGAACCCACACGCCCTCGACTTGTTGATGATGTTAGAGAATCAGCTTTAGATGAAGCAACTAAAAGATTTAAAACTTTAAAACTAGATGATCCTAAAGCTAATACCGAAGGACCTAAACTTGCCCAGCTTATAACTAAAGTTAGAGACGAGACTGAGTTGCAGCTTCATAAGCATAAAACAGATATAGCAACGGATTACAATCTTGACCAGAATAAAGAGATAGATATAAAGCATCTTGAAGGGGCTTTAAAAGAAGTTAGGTTCTTACAGAATGTATATGATATAAAACATAAAATAGATACTTTCGCTGGTAGGTTTTTACAGTCGATGGCTAAAGATGCTGAGTCTAAGTTTGAATATACAAACGAATTAAGTGAAGCAGCTACTGAGCAGACTCACGCTTTAATTCGATTAGAGAATGCTTTGATGGAGCAGATTAACGGTGTTCAACATAACGAGTTAATAGTAAAGCTTCATGATGATTATTTAGATATAAGACCTGCTCAAAAAGAAAAGAGTAGGCAGATACGTAAGAAGTTAAGAGAGCAATACGAAGGTTTACCTAAAGAAGAACAACAACAATTAATAGAACCTAAACCAATTGACGAAGCTAAAGCACAGGCAGATCGTATAGCTAAGTTAGAAAAGCAACTTAAAGAAAAAGAAGAAATCTTTTCAAGTCAGAGGGAAGAACCAAAAACTAAAGAACCTAGAGTACTCAGTTTACAAGAAGAAGACCTACAGGCTAAGTTGAAATTTCACCGTACCGCATCAAAAGAATCCAAGGAGATCGCTGGTCTTGAAGAAAAGTTGGATAGGTTTTTTAAACTGTTAGATGAGGGTGATGTAAAAAAAATTAGACAAGAAGTAGGACCTGCACCTGAATGGGTAAAGCCTGAAAAGGTTACTAGTTACTTAGAGACCTTACGAGGTGTTGTTAAAAAGACAGAAAAAGATTTAAAACAGAAAGTAGTTGAATCTGATTTAAGCCTTCAAGACCCAGATCAAATAGTAGGCACGGTTCAAAAAGAATTAGCCAAGCTCAACTTAAAACTTAACGAACTAAGAAAGAGGTTTGGCGATTTAGATGCTATACAGAAAATACCTAAAGAGCAAACTGAGTTAGACCCTGAGATTGTTGAAGTTAAGAGAGAGATTGAATTTTACAAAAGAGCAGAACAAGATGCTTTGCGTTTACAAGCTAAATATAAACAAAGAGATGAACTAGCTGAAAAACAAACAGCACCTTTAGGAGAACAAAGGGAGTTTATAACACCCAAACCTGAAGGACCTACTAGAGCAAAAAGCATAGAGGAAGAAGGTTTAGACAGTGATATAAATTTCTTGCGTAAAAATATTAAAGATAGAATCAATGAGATAGATCAAGCTGCTAAAGATATAGACCCAGTTGAACAAGCAAGAAGATTGCAGCGTCAATACGAAGCTGAGGAAGTCAAACTAAACAAACAACTTGATGAGTACCGAGCTAAGTTTTTAGCTGTTAATGAGATAGAATTTAAAGCTACAGGTAAAAAGAAGAAGATAGAGAACGATTCCAGGTTTAAAGAGAAGGAAAGAGAAATTAAGTACTACAAGACTGTTCTTAATGAAATACCTAAGCTACTAAAAATAGAACAAGAAATAGCTAGGCTTGCTGATATAAAAGGCAGGGCTATTGTAGGTGAGATAAGAGCAGAGGTAGAACCTAAACTTAAAGGTCCTAAAGTAGAAACAGCATTAAGTAAGCTACAGAAAAAGAAAACAGCTATTAAAGCTGATATGCGTAAGACTATCACAGAGCTAGAGAAAGCTAATGAATTTTTAATTAGACAAGACAAGAACATAGAACTTGTAGAGTATCTCGCTGAATGGGATAAAATGACATCGGAACAAAGTTCTTTAAACAAATTATCAAGAGGAGTTAATACTGCGTTACGTATGCGTAAAAGTGGTTTCCTCATGCAAGCTGGTTCTGCTATAGCTGGAGTCCCCAGTGCTACTTTTGAGTGGTTGAAGTTAGTTACAGCTAGACCCTTGACGGTTTTACTTTACGATAGTATTAGGTATAAAAGTTTTTCCGAAGGTTTACAGTTAGCTAGGTACGAGTATCAAGCAGGTGCTAAGTTGTGGTCAGATATAATGCAATACAGAAGAGCTGCTAAACAGACATACAAGACAGGGCGTAGTGCTACGGATCACCAAGCAGGTAAAATGTTCTCCTCTAATTATAATGTAAACTCCAAAAATGTGATGCAGAGTGCGTCTATTAAAGCGAAGAAGCAGAAGATAAGTCAAAAGACTATGGAGGAAATGCTTGAGCAAATATACAAAGGTGATTTAGTTTCTTTAGTACACCTATATGATAACTTCTTATCAATAGGAGGTAGAGCTATAGGTACATTTGATGAGGTAACAAGAAGACCTGCTGTGTTTCACGGTTTATATTCTGAGTCTTTAAAGGATGCCTTCCACACTCATAAAGGTATTAAAGATAAAGTAAAAAGAGAGAAAGCTATAGAGGAATACGCTGAAAAACTTTTTAACGAAAGACTCACACAAGAAGATGGTTTGTCTGTGTTGAATGAAAACGGAAAGATAAATGAACGAGTGCGTAGAGTTAACGAAGCTTTCTTCTTTGGTTCTAACACTGATGATATCCCAGAACTTCATAATAACATTGCGGATAAAACTATTAAACTTATAGAAAAAGTAACACGCAATAAAAACAACCCAGCTGTAATGTTGTTCAAGGAGCGTAATCCTTTTATAAACATGGCTCTTCGAGGCACTTATAGAGGTGCAAAGCTAGTAGCATTTCCAGTGGCAATGACTCGTGTTGGTTACTTTAATCCATATCAAGGCAAAATAAGGGCATACAATAAAAACATTAATAAGAATAAAGCGATGTTATTAGATAAGCCTGAGCTTCTTTCTGATGAGATGAAGGCTAACGCTTACAAAGAAATAGAAGATAACCAACGAAAGATACAAGACGCTGAAGTAAGAAAACATATATACAATCAAGAAACCATAGCTGATTCTTTTATGGGTGCTGCTGTATATGGAGCTGCTTTTACTGCCGCCTGGAATGGTATGATGACAGGTTCACAAGTGTGGATGACAAGAGAGCAGAAAGAGAATATGAAGATGTACGGAGGCACAAACAACTACGACTTCTTCGGCTTTGATTACAGGTACTGGGACCCAGTTAAACATGTAATGGCTATGACTGCTGATATTGCAGTATGGAGTAAAATGAAACTACTACAAGGAATTACAGGAGAAAGGTTACTTACTAAAGAACAAGATTTTATAACCATTGTTACTCGTTCCTTTGCTCAAATACAAAAAGACGCACCTTTAAATTTAGGTGGGTCAGAAATAGCAGATTGGCTTTTAATGGAAGGAGAAGAAAAAGAGATAGCTTTAAATCGTTTATTATCTAGTTGGTTTCCTGTCCCTGCGTTTTTAAAGAAAGCTATGAGACGTTTAACTACAGGAGGTAAAGTAGCAGACCTGCGTGGTGGGGATTGGGCTGAGAGAACTCTTTATCAAATGTTTGGTATTGGACCTGAAAACTATAAGACTGATTTATTTGGACACGAGATCATAGACACAAGCAACTGGGGAACAGATCAACTAAGATTATGGCAGAGGTCTAAAGGATCAGCTGCTGAAATGAATGAAAGACTCAGTGAGGTGTTACAGTCCGATCAAATAGGTGTGATAGAGAATAATATACCGACAACACTTTTAGGAGGTTCTATTACTATGACAGACTTCACGGATGCTGACAATGTGCATTTAGAATACGCTTACGCTAAAAAACTTCAAAAGTTCAAAAAAGACGGTAAAACTTTAAGAGACTTGTTTGTTAAGAAAGTAAATAGCAAAGATTTTAAAACTAAGTTAAAAAAAGAAATAGAAGACGAGAATAGAGAAGATAAGTTACCTGTTAATCAAGGGCATAAAGAGTTAGCTGACGATGCTCGTAGTTATTACAAAGAACTAGAAAAAGAAATACTAGAAGATAAAAGATTCTTACAAAAGTTTAGAAACGAAGAAGGTGAGAATCTTTACAATGTTATTAAGAAAAAACAAAAGCAAGGAAAGATATTAAGAGAGAAGACTAAAGAACCAATATCAATACAAGCAGCAGGTCAGGTTGAAGTAGATGTCTTTGAGCTTTTAGAATCTAACCCACAACTACAACGCACTGACTAAGTGCTTGAACTTTTATCACAAACAAACTAATAATAGATTACCATGGCTAATACATACGTAGACTACACAGTTGGAGCAAGTCAGACGGACTTTGCATTCTCTTTTCCCTATCTTGATGACACTCATGTAGTTGTACAGCTAGACGATTCAACAGTTGATTCTCCAGGAGGTAAGTTTTATACTGTTTCTACAGGAGATTATTCTATTATCACATCTCCTTCTGCTCTTATTAGGTTCACTACTGCTCCTGAAACTGGTGCTAGGATAAGAATCAAGAGAGATAGTGCATCTGATACTGCTCTTGTAGACTTTGAGAATGGTAGTGTACTTACTGAAGTAGAACTAGATCGTGCTTACTTACATAACTTATATCTGAGCGAAGAGATTGAAGAGGGTAGTGGTAAGAACACGATGACTAAAGACCCTGTTGATGGGAACTACGATGCTGATTTAGCCAAGATTAAAAACCTTGCTGATCCTACAAACCCACAAGATGCAGTAACTAAGAACTACGCTGATACTACTTTTGTTGATGTTGCTGGTGATTCGATGACTGGTAACTTGCAGATGGGTGCTAATAACATTACAGGTGTATCTAGTGTACAAGGACTTGCTCTTACCGATCCAGCTGGAAACGATCACGCAGCTAATAAGAGATACGTAGACCAACAAGACGCTCTTCAAGTTTCTAAGACTGGTGATTCAATGAGCGGTGCTCTAGATTTAGGAAGCAATAAAATAACAAGTTTAGATACTCCTACTGTTGATTCAGACGCTGCTAATAAATCTTATGTAGACTCAAACATTGCATCGACTCTAGCGACAGGTGTGGCAGGTGGACAGATAGATACTGTTAACATTGCAGATGATGCTGTTACTGGTGATAAGATTGCTGATAACGCAATAGGAACTAATCATTTAGGTGTCGATGTTATTGTTGCTGAAGACATAGCGAATAACGCCATCACGGTTGCAGAACTAGCAGACAACGCAGTAACAGCTGCTAAGATTAGTGCGACTGATACTGATTTCTGTGTGGATACTAACGGAAGGGTTGGTATAGGCGTTTCGCCTCCCCTTTCTCCTCTTCATGTGATTGGAGATGCTCGTGTTACTGGTCAGGTAATTGTAGGACCAGATTTAAGAGGTTTAATTGTAGAAAAGTCTGTTGGATTGACAGGTACTGGATTAGCTGTTGGAGGTACGGTTGATATTGTTGTTGCAGGAGATTCAAGCTTTCAAGGTTTTTTAACAGTTTCAAGTGTACACCCGCAAGACGCTACGATAAGAACTCAAACTACTTTCTCAGTTTTCGGAAGAAGTAATCAATCACCTGCTGCTCCAAGCTTTACAGCCACAATAATTACTTCTGTTGATGGTACAAATCCAATGGCTTTTGCTTTAACTTCTACAACAAACGGAACAATCACATTCACGAACAATCACGCCAGTCTCACAGCTTCTGTTACTATGGTGTATTTTGGATCAAGCGGATATTAATAACAGATGACTGAACAACTCTCACACTTTCTCGACACTGCTCTAGCTGTTATTCTAGGTGTCATTGGTTGGATGATTAAGAAGCTGACTGATCGACTAGACAACGATGAAAAAAGGTTAACAAGTATTGAAGTAGAACTTGCTACTCAAAGAGAACGAGACACTGCTGTGGAGAATAGAATGAGTGGTCTTGAAGCTACTGTAAAAGAGATCAACGGTAAACTAGATAGAATGATGGAGATATTAATTAAACGATGAAAAAAGGATTATACGCAAACATTAACAGAAGAAGGAAGCTAGGCATTAGTCGTAGCAAAAGCAAATCTACAATATCACCTCAGTCCTACGCTAATATGAAGCGTAACTTTAAAAGTAATGAAGCGTAAGTTAAGTATAAAGAAGCCTAAGGGTAAGCGTTTTGTTAAAATAGTTAAAAACCCTAAGACAGGCAGAAAGAATTGCATAGGTTACGGTCAAGCAGGTAAGGCTAAAGATGGAGGCGATAGAATAAGACCTGGAACTGCAAAAGCAAACGCATACTGTAATAGGTCTAATAATATCGAAGGTGATTGGAGGAGTAATCCTAACAGCCCTAATAATTTGAGCCGTGATAAATGGAAGTGTAAAGGGAATAAATCAGTAGCTTAACACTTTATGAAAACACGAGAAGAACTAGGTAACTTACACATCCTTTTAACTGATACTTTAAGTAAAGGTATTCAACTGATGAGTGCAACTGAAGAGTATAACCCTGCTTTACTTAACTGTGCTAGACAACATTTAAAAGATAACGATGTAATTCTTATGAGTGGTAAAGATACTCCACTTAATGATCTACTGGGAGAAGTACTACCTTTTGAAGATAAACCTGAAGAAAGAGTAATTACAAAGTAATAACAACACCGAAGAGAGAGAGAGTTGAAGCATGAGCATTGAAAAGCTTAAACAACTCAAGGACTTCCGTAACTTCTTATATGTAGTTTGGAAACACTTGAACCTACCTGATCCTACACCACTACAATACGACATAGCTGACTTCATGCAACACGGTCCTAAGCGATCTGTTATCATGGCATTCCGTGGAGTAGGTAAATCCTGGATATGTTCTGCCTATGCTGTTCATCAACTCCTACTAGACCCCACTAAGAACATACTTGTTGTATCTGCGTCTAAGAACCGTGCTGATGACTTCTCCACCTTTACACTCAAGATCATACATGACATTCCTGTCTTACAAGGACTAATCCCTAAGAACGATCAAAGGTTCTCTAAGATCGCTTTTGACGTAGGACCTGCTCCAGCTGCTCACGCACCTTCCGTTAAGTCCCTCGGTATCTCCTCTCAGTTAACAGGTAGCCGTGCTGACATCATCATAGCAGACGATATAGAAGTACCTAACAACTCTGCTACTCAAGGTATGCGTGATAAGCTCGATGAACAAGTAAAAGAGTTTGAAGCTATTATAAAGCCCTTAGACACCTCTAGGATTCTCTTTCTAGGCACACCTCAATGCGAGGACTCTATTTATAACAAACTGCGTGAGAGAGGCTATGACGCTCGTATATGGACCTCTGAGTACCCACAACAAGACTTAGTGTTAAAGAACTACGACAATGACATAGCCCCTTTCCTACAAGAACAGATAACAGAAGAGACAGTAGGACACACTACAGAGCCTCTTAGGTTCTCTGATATGGACCTAGAAGAGCGTAAGCTCTCTTATGGGCGTACAGGGTATGCTTTACAGTTCATGCTTAATCCTAGGCTATCGGACGCTGATAGATATCCTTTGAAGATTAACGATCTTATTATAACAGATATTGATAGTGACCTAGCTCCTGAGAAGATTATATGGTCCAGTGATCCTGATAACGAAAACAAAGACCTTCCCAATGTAGGACTAGGTGGAGATCGATACCACAGACCTTCTAAGACTTTAGGGGATATGGTAGAGTATACTG